TCTCACAGGACCAAACTAAGCAGTATCTGTAAGGGCTCCCTGCTCTTGTGTTAGATTTTGGGTGTACTATTTAACAAGACACGCCAAAATGCGTAAGGAATTAACATGAAAAAGTCTCGCTACATCATCGGTTATTTGGACGACCCGAATACCTGGGACAAGTCTGTGTTTGAGACTGCCATTCGGGAGGAGGTCGAGGCATCTACTGGTCCTCTGACCCCGAGCGATGAATTTATGATTGGTTCTCTGTCGATGACGGTCAACAGTTTGATTGAGGCGGAACTGATGATCAGGGAACTGGGTTTGACGACTCAATACAACTCTGGAACGGCTACTAGCCCTTGGTACAAGATCAGGACAGAAATGGCCGACAAGGCTATCAAGATACTAGGCGAACTTGGGCTTGTTGCCCGCGGCCGCCCGAAACTAAACAACAAGGTCACAACGGTCGATGAACTCTTCCAGCCTGCTTGAGCCTGCATTCCAATACGCAGCAGGAGTAACCCGAGGCGACATCCAGGCTTGCGAGGACGTACAACTCGCCTGCCAGCGCTTCCTCGACATGGCGGAGCGCAAGGATGCGCCTTACGAGTTTGTGCCTGCCAAAGCAGAACACATCCTCAAATTCGTCCGCTTCTGCAACCACGTTAAGGGGCCGGATGCTGGGAAGCCGATTGAGCTTCAGCCTTTCCAGATCATGTTCCTCTGTGGGCTCTACGGCTTTCGAGCCAAGTCAGACCACAGTAAGCGATGGGTCACGGACGTAATCCTGTATGTGCCTCGTAAGTCGGGGAAGACCACGGTCGCGTCGATCATTGCTCTTTATGAGTTGATGTTTGGTGATGCTGGCGCGGAAGTCTTTACTCTCGCTACGAGCCGGGAACAGGCGTCCATCTGCTTCGACTCTTCTAAGGCCATTGTGGAGTCTATGGACCCCAACTTGGCCGCGAAGTACCTGGTCTACCGCAACGAGATCAAGAAGCAGGGCGACTCTACTTCCACCTACCGAGCCTTGTCCCGTGAGAATAGGAAGACCGGCGACGGAAAGAATCCTTCATGCGCGATGGTAGATGAAGCGGCGCAGATCACTGAAAGAGCGTCTATTGAGGTTCTTCATTCGGGCATGGGTGCTCGGAAGAATCCTCTTCGGATATATCTGACGACGGCCAGCTTCACCAAGGAAACCAAGTTCTATGAAGACCTCAATTACTTCAGGACGATCCTTCGAGGCGCGGCGGAGGACAACGGGCGCTGGTTTGGACTTCTGTATTCCATCGACGCTGGAGACAACTGGCAGGACCAAAAGACCTGGGCAAAGGCGAATCCAATGCTCGGGATTTCGGTCTCTACCGACCACATCCAGCACATGGCCGATGAGGCATCAGCAAAGCCTGCGAGCCTTAATGAGTTTCTCTGCAAGCAGTTAAATGTCTACGTCTCTGCAAACGCTGCTTGGGTGGATCGCCGCTTCTGGGATAGTTCCGTATCCGCCAAGCCAACTGATAAACCAGAGTCCACCTTTGTGGCTTTTGACTTGGCGCACTCCCGCGACCTCAACGCAATTTGTACGTTACACAGGTATTCTGAAGAGAGGTTCTTTGCGGAGTTTCAGTTCTTCCTACCAGAGGAATCGCTTGACCTCGTTCCTAATCACTACCGACCTACCTACCTACAGGCTGCGGCTAGTGGGATTCTCAAGTTCACTCCGGGTAACGTCACCGACCACGGGGAAATCGAGAAATATATCCGCAACCTATGTGAGAAGTATGAGGTAAAGCAAATCAACTATGACCCGTACAACGCGGCCAATCTGGTCGCCAACCTGTACGCGGACGGTCTTCCTGTGGTCAAGGTCGGTCAGGGCATGGCAATGCTGTCAAGCCCGAGTAAAGCCACAGAAGAGTTGATTATGAAGAAGGCAATCAACCACGATGGCAATCCTTTTGTCGGATGGCAGTTAGGAAACTGCGAGGTTTACAAGGATGTCAACGACAACATCAAGGTCAGGAAGAATGAAGCAGACCCAAGTGCCAAGGTTGACGGCATTATTGCCATGATCATGGCGGTTCACGGCCACCTAGATAATGTATTCGTGTCAGAATCGTTTGGTTTCAGATCGTTAGAGTGGTAAAGTGACGGGAAAAGGAGTCTGACATGGGCATTTTGGACATATTTCGTAGGAAAACAACGAAAGAAAACAACGCTCTGTTTGGTCAGACTGCGCTGGGCAATCAGATTCTTTGGGCCAAAAACGGCACAAAAAGCTCGGTCAACAGCCAACTTTTGTATGTCACCACAAGCTCGGTTAACGATGCTGGGCGCGTGGTGGATATGGCCCTGCTGTCTAGGAACAGCACGGTCATGGCCTGCGTGGCTCTAAAGGCGCGGACAATCTCGCAGCTTCCTGTCAAAGTGATGTGTCGGATGCCGGATGGCCGGTATATCGACGCCTGCGAAGATGAGGCTGTTGGTAACCGGAACATGACCAAGGCTCGGCAGGTCATGTCTCTTCTCACAAATCCCAATCAGTTTCAGTCGCAGTACGAGTTCTGGTATCAGTGGATGATGTGGCACGAACTCTCTGGAGAGGTGTTCACTCTCTGGTGGAGGAAAGACCAAGAGAACTCTATCCAGACTCCTATTGAGGCATTCATCCTCGACAGTACCCTGATTGCTGTACAGGTTACCCCTACTCGTTACCCGACGTACCGCCTGTCTACACCTGCTTACGGGTTTAACCGTGATGAGCCTTTGATGTCGCATCAAGTCATGCACACAAAGGACATGGCATGGCAGGGAAGCGCGGGTTTTAACAAGGCCATCCTAGCGGCGGAGTTGGTGAGCCTAGACCAGGACATCGACCTGTACGCCAACTATGTGATGCTGAACGGGGCGAAGCCTTCTGGCATGTTCGTCACTGACGCAGTTATTCCTGACGGCAAGTACAAAGAGATTGCCTCTCGGCTCAAGGAAGCCTGGGCGAACATGACCGGAAGCCAACGGGCGGATCAGTCAAAGCCTGGTCAGGGAATGCTGCTCGACCAGGGCATGAAGTACATGCCGCTGGAGATGCTGAATCTTCAGGACGCTGATGCGCGTGAATTGAAGTTGCAGACCATGAAGCGACTGTGTGGTGTGTTTGGTGTTCCTCCTTCCATGATCGGAATCGGAGAATCCAAATACAACAACACTCAGACGATGCTGGATGAGTTCTATAAATCCACGATGTATCCAGTATTGGTGAACGTCCAGCAAAAGCTGAAGCAGCATCTCTTGAACGGTTATCCCAATCTTTGCATTGAGTTTGATACTCGGAACTTCCTGAAGGGTGCTCCGTTGGATCAGATGAATTTTGCTAAGGCTGGCGTGACTGGTGGTATCCTTACGCCAAATGAGGCTCGAAACTACCTTGGAATGTCCGACATTAAGGGTGGTGATGAGTTGGTCAAAGACACAAAGGATGCGTCAATACCTGGGTCCAGCCCTCAAGACACTGGCGGCGGCGGTGGAAACCAACGGTCTAGGATGAACATTGGCACAACTTGATATAAGAATTCTGGTAGCATTAGCAAATCAGGTGCGTAAGCCTATTGCTTTTGCTTCGCCATCTACCCCTAAAATACAAGATAATGACCAAAGTAAACTAGGGGTCATCAATGAAACTGAATCTGGTCTGCGAAGCGAAACTAAGCCTCCCCGGAAAAGCCGAGGAAAGCGGAAAGATTGAAGCTCGCGTAACTACCTGGGGTGCCCGAGAGGGTGCCGACGGTCGCAAGTTCTTCTACAAGCCTGAAGGTTTCGCTACCTGGGCAGAGCAGTTCTCCAAGATGGGCAAGCCTCTGCCCATGTTCCTCAATCACATGAGCGAGTCCATGCCTGTAGGCGAGTGGACTGAGTTTGAGTTTGATGATGAGGGCATGAACGCCAAGGGCCGTCTGTACGTCAACACCACTGCCGGGTCTGACCTTTATCAGATCATGACGGAGAGCCCCAATATGTTTGGTGGCGTGTCTGTCGGTGCCTATGCAGACGAATACTGCATGGTGAAGGAAGATGGTTCCATGTGCGATCAAGACGACATGGACGAAGGGTACTTCCAGATTTCAAAGGGTGGTCTGCGGGAAGTATCCGTGGTGATGTACCCGAATAATCCGATGGCAGAAGTCAAGAAGCTGGAGTTCTTCCGGCCTGACGGCACTGCTGATCTCAAAGTTCTGGAGTCGGCTCTGCGTGAAGCAGGGCTATCTAGGAAAGATGCGGTCACTGCCGCGTCTACTTTTAAGCAAGTCTTGGAACAGCGTGATGTTGTGAAAGAGGAGCTTACTGCGCCGCACCAGAGTGAGTCTGACGCGGAAGTGACCAATGAAGCGGAAATCCTCCAAGCTCTAGAAGAGCGTGAGTTGCTCCGTGTCCTGTCTCAGAAACTGAAAGGCTAAAAATGTCTACCGTGATCCTCGAAAAGCTGGACCAAATCGAAGCCCAGCAAACCGCCAAGATCGAATCCGCCGTTGAGTCGGTGAAGGCTGAAGTCAGCGAGAAGATTGCTGCTCTAGAAGCAAAGGTCGCTTCCGTCCAAGCCCCCGGCATCATCAAGGCCCCTGCCAAGACCGTTCGCCAAGATGTGAACCGGATGGTGCGTGAGCAACTGAAGAACATCACCAATGGCAAGAGCCAGTTTGAAAAAGAACTGGTGATGTTCCAGAGCGAAGAGCAGATGAATGCCTACCTGAAGGAAGCATCTGCGCTGACCGCTGGTGGTGATGGCAAGGGCGGCCGCACTGCGTACGACCCGGTGTTTGCTGCTCTGCGTCTGGCTAACCCGATGCGTGGTGCTGCTCGTACGGTCACGACTGATGGTTCGTCCTATCAGTTCCGCGTTAAGAGCGGCAACGCTGGTGTTCAGTGGGGCTACGGCATCCAGAACAACGGTGCGTCCACCACTGAAGACACCACCATTTGGCAGATCGTGCTGAAGGACATCAACGTGCAGTTCCCGATCCGCACTGCGGCTCTGGACGACATCGATGGTCTGGAGTCTGTAGTTGTTGACGACATGCTGATGGAATTCGCCCAGGCGGAAGCTCTGTCCATGATCCAGAACAACGACCAGAGCGGCACGGGCACCTCGGTGTCTACCGGCGGCGCTGATGGTCTGCGTGGCTTGGACCAGTACGGTGGTGCTAACGCCACCTACACTGGCGGCACGACCTCGGCGGCATCGTTTGGTTCGTCTGGCACGGGTTCCACCTCGGGTCTGCACAACCTGGCAACCTACGACCAGTTGACGACCAACGCCAACACGGTGGGTGCCAATAACGTCATCTACACGGACGTTATCAACATGATCTACGCACTGCCCCAGGAATACTGGACCCCGGCTTGCAAGATCATGGTCAACCCGATCCTGCTGAACGGCATCCGCGCTCTGCGTGATAACAACGGCGCTCCGATCTTCAACCGCAATGAAGGTCTGAGTGTTGACGGTATCGTGGGTCAGTTGCTGGGCTTCGATGTTGTGGTCAACAAGTACCTCGACAATCCTAGCCAGCCGACCACTGGTGCTGCTGGTACGGCTTCCCGCTACCCGATGTACTTCGGTGATTGGCAGAAGGCTTACACCATTGTGGATCGCCTGAGCATGATCGTGCGTCGCTACGACCAGACCCTCCCAGGTTCGATCACATTCTTCGGCGAGAAGCGCCTGGGAACCTCGGTGCGTGATCCCAACTCGCTGATCCGCTATCGCTCCACCGGCACTGCTGCGGCGTAAACCAAAGGGGGGCTAAGGCCCCCTTTTCGCGGGGACTTTATGCCAGCAGCAACTGACGCCATGAAATCCGAGGCCCGAAAGGGTCTTGAGTGGCGCAAAGAATTCAAACGTGGCGGCACGGAAGTAGGTGTTGCTCGGGCAAGAGATATTGTCAATGGGGCTGACTTGTCTGCCTCTACAATCTCTCGGATGGTGTCGTATTTTGCCCGTCACGAAGTGGATAAGAAGGCTGAAGGATGGAGTCCCGGCGAAAAGGGGTATCCCTCTGCGGGGCGTATCGCTTGGGCATTGTGGGGAGGTGATCCCGGTAAATCTTGGGCAGAAAAGGAACATGCCAAAATGAATCAGTCGGTCAAAAACTCAGTTATGACTGAAATGGTGCTAGATGCAATCAAAACATCTGTTCTGGAAAACCGCCCAGTTAAGATTGATCTAACTGAAGCATCAGCACTGACAGCATCGGGGTCAGGCAAGGGTGGTAACGTAGTCTTTGATGATGCGTTTTCTGCTCTGCGTTATGCCAATCCGTTTCGGATGAACTCTCGCGTAATTCCCATCAACGGCTCTGATGCTCTGTTTGTTGCCAAGACAGGCAATGCAACCAACTCAACGCCTTGGGGTTACACGCCAGCGAACAACACGGGTTCTCCCAACATTGATACATCAATCTGGCAGCTTCCTGTGCGGGACATTTCTGCGATTGTCCCCATTCGCACTGCTGCGCTGTCAGACATCAACAATCTTGAGGCCACCCTAGTTCAAGACTTGATGCTGGAGTTCTCCGCTGTGGAGGGCGCAAGCATGGCAGTCAATGATGATCAGGCTGGCTCTACGACGACGGTCACAGGGGCTACAAACGGGCTTCGCGGCCTGAACATGTATCTTGATGGGGCTGCCAGTGCTTATGGCACCAGCGGTACTGCGATCACTAACGGCATTCATACGATTGCCACGCAAACAGCCACAACGTCTATCACCTACGCCGACCTGACGGCAGCGGTTGGAAAGTTCCCAGGCCAATACTGGATGCTCCCAGGTACTGCTTGGCATGTACGCCCCGAGACCATTCAGGCTTTGCGCGATCTCAAGGACTTGCAGAATCTTCCTCTGCTACTTGAGGTTGGTGACGACAGCGGAGCGGTAGGACGGATGTTTGGCTTCCCTGTGATTGCCAACCCGTACCTCTCTGCCTCGTACCCGGTTTATCTGGCTAACTGGCCTTTGTTCCTGACCATCGGTGATGCGATGGAAATGACCATCCAGATGATGGAACAAACGGCCCCAGGCTTCACGACCATGTATGCAGAGAAGCGCGTGGTATCGTCCGTTCGTGACCCATTTGCCGGTGTGCGGATCAAGGTATGAGCGTAGAAAACATCGTCATCGGTGCTAATCGCAATCCGTTCAACTATGAAAAAGTTGAACAGATTAACCGTGACGTTGTTACTCCTTGGCTAGACATTGGAGAGATCAGAGATCAAATCAACCTGTATGGGGACACCTCACAGGATGACTACATCTCTGGTCTTGAACTGGCGGTCAGGAACTTCATTGAGGACTACCTCGGCATGACAATTTTCCCGGCTAGTTACCGGGTTTATTACAACGCCAATAGTCTTTATGGCACTCCGTTGTCGCTGGATTTGCCGATTGTTAGTCAGAACTTCTATCCGTCTCAACCAGGTGTAAGCGTCAACGCAGTCAAGTATTGGAATAGTTCCAATGTGTTGATGACGGTTGCTCCGAGTGATTATTTCTACGATCAAAGCGGCAACAAGATCATCATCAATAGTTTGCCAACTAACATTAGCACACAGAGAACTAGCCCGGTTTTCTGTGAGTACACAACGGCATCTAATCCTCTTTCGGCATACCCTGTGATCAAGCAAGCGGGTATGTTGTTGCTGACGCATTGGTATAACACCAGATCATCAGCTACTGAAAAGATCATGCGTGAAATCCCGTTTGGGTTCCATGCAATGCTGCGTCCTTACAAGCCTCTCGTCCTATGATTTCTAGGTTTGAAACCATCAGCATCAACAACTTGTCATTCACCAAGTCTGCATTTGGTGAGCAAGGTGTTGTTGAGTCGCTATGGTTCAAAACGAGAGCCAAGGTGCATGAGGTCAACAGTTCGATCAAGATTTCAGATAAGTATCGTGACTATCACGACATCACTGAATTCGAGATCAACTACACCCCAAACGCCAGAACAATCGTTGAAGACCCAGGTAATTATTCCATTACTTATGATGGCAAAGCCTGGCGGATTGAGGATGCAAAGTCAGACAACAATCGGCAGCACGTAAGGCTCTTGTGCTTCCGTAACGACCCGCAAACGGCAGTTTGATGGCAACACAACAGAATCCAGTTGACTACGCTAGGGCGATCCAGGCTCAGCTGGCATCTATTGTTGCGCCTGTGCCTGTGTATGCTGCGTTCAACCGAAACTTTGCGCTTGAGCCCAAGTTTGTCACTTGGCAGCTTAGGAATGTCCACCAAGAAGTGTATACAGGTGGAAATCAGGCGAACAAAGGCATTGATCGTCCCGTCTTTCAAATCTCTATTTTCACGCAGGGAATGGAAGACGGTTTCACAATCAGTAACCAGATACTACAATCCCTGCATGGCTACACCGGATTATTCGGTGGGCCGACTTATGGGTTTTGGATTGCCAAGGCAGATGTGTTTTGGCTCTACAATTCCTATGATGATAAAGAAAAGATGGCCCAGGTTTTTCTGGACTGCACACTAGACATCCCAACTTGAAAGGAAAATCATGGCTCTGCCAAATAAAGTTCTGCCGGGTTTCAGTGTGGCAATGTACGCACAACCTGGTGCCGCTCCGACTCCTCTGACGACTGCCCAGCTTTCTCTTGTTGCAAGCGTCAGCCCGCTGGCGGTCTCGGGTAACCTGATGAACATTGAAGCGGTCCCGGCTTTCGGCCAGGATGATGCTTCTGCCAACTTCTCGGTTGCTGGTGCGCGTCAATCGGACAAGATTCCGACGCAATCTGCTCCGACTTCGTTGACTATCACTGCCGCGTGGAACCCGACGGACTCGGTTCTGTTGCTGCTGCGCGCTGATGCGTACAACGGCACCATTGACCGCACGTTTGTGATCTCTGCTACTGAAGGCGCGAACATCGTTTACTACGCCTTCAACGGTCGCGTGTCGCAATGGCAGATCGATGCACAACCCGGCGCTGAAGCCAAGGTTATGCTGACGATCCATCCGCGCGGCAACCAATACGGTTGGTCTAACAACGTCTGAGGTAAATCATGGCACTCCCAAGTAAAGTTCTTCCTGGGTTTACCGCGACCCTATGGGCGCAAAGCGCGGCGACGCCTACCACGCTGTCTACTGCTAACTTGTCTGTCTGGACGGCACAAGTGCAGAACATTGTTGGTACTGCTGCTGGTGGTCTTGGCACTACTGGTATGGCTATCCCTGTTGAGGCTATTCCAGCTTTTGGGCAAGATGATGCAGTGGTGAATTATTCGGTTGCTGGCTCTCGGCAGTCGGACAAGATTCCATCGCAGTCTGCTCCGACCTCGCTGACCATCACGGCAGCTTGGAACCCGGCTGACACTGCACTGCTTCAAATCCGTGCTGATGCCTACTCTGGGACTGTTGATCGCACTTATGTGATCTCTGCCTATGATGGCACTAACGTGGTGGCCTATGCCTTCAACGGTCGCGCTGCTCAGTGGCAGATCGATGCTCAACCAGGCGCGGAAGCAAAGGCCACATTCTCCATCCATCCTCGCGGTGGTCAGTACGGTTGGAGCAACAACTGATGGACGAAATCCTTGCTCAGATGGTCGAATACAGGGGTGACCTCCGGGCTTTTGCTCGGGGGTTCCATGTAGACCAAGAAGAGGTCGAGTTTTTGTTGGAAGAAACAGAGCCCGACACTGCTGAATACATCTGTCTGCAAATGCTCAAACAATGACCGCAATACAAAATACGAACGACCTGCTTGGTTTTCTAATTAACCAAGCAGAGTCAAGAAAAGATTGGTTTGGATTTACGCAGCAAAGGCTGACTGCTGTTAGCCTTGCTCACGATATTGCCAAAATCCACGCCAACACGATGAGCCCCGAGGAAGTGGTGGACTTCGCGGTTCGAGTCAATGACGCAATCTACCAAAACATCATCAAGCCAAGATAATATGAAACTCTCTCAAGCCTTTGGGGATACCACATCCCTTCGCGTCAAGCCGTTTGAACTTGGCGGCAAGACCTTCAAGGTTCGCATTCCTGTTGCAAAAGAAATTGCAGACATGGAAGAGCGCATTGAGAAGGTAGACGAAGCCAAGTTCACTGTGCGCTACGAGAAGGCGATTGCTGGCTTGGACGGTGAAGGTGTTGAGAAGGTTGACGGTGATGTCCTGTTCGAGGGCAAGTCAACCAAAGAGTTGATCCGTACTGCTTTGCAGGTTGAAAATCGGATCACTGAGTTGTTCAAGTTGCTTGTTCCCGTTGATGGTGAAATCTCAGACTTGACGTATGAGGACATCGAGGCCGAGTTGCCTTTCAGTGTCCAAATTGAGATGATCCGGGCTATTCAATCTGTCATCCAACCAGGATACGGAGACGCCCGAAAAAACTCTTAAGGGACACTCGCGCTCAAGCTCGGGCTTACGTCTGGGCTCACGGTGGGTGTCCTGACCAGATACCGTCGGATGAAATGACCAACATTGAGATCATGATTCACGACGGGGCTATCGGGAATAAAGCCACGCTTCTAGCATTGAGTGCGTTTGCCACTGGCAATCTCAATGCAAAGTTAAAGCAAGGTGCCAAGTCCTTTGGCATCTCTGACATTCTTCCTTCCACGCATGAGTACATCATTCCTCCGCTGACCGAGGAAGAGCAACAAGCGCAGGCTAAGGAATCTCTCTTGAGGTTCATGGCGCAAGCGCCAGGCGGGGAGAAGTTGTTTGGAACGTAAGGTCTACAGACTGGAGGGCTTTGAAGAGTTCGAGCAGCAGCTTAGAGAACTCGGCAAAGCCTATCGCTCTGACACGGTGGCAAGAAGGACGCTTGTCAAAGCCGCAGAAGCCGCGATGAAACCTGTGGAAAACACGACTCGGCAACTTGCTCCCTATGACTCAACCAGCAACGGACCTATCCACCTGAGAAACACGGTTCGCCTGGATGCGCGGATTCCCAACGGTCGAGACAAGATGTCCGACTATGTTAGCCCTGATGACGCTGCTATAGCGGTGGTTAGTGTCAAGAAGTCTGCCGTGTCTTTGGCGCAAGAATTTGGGACTAGGAAAATTGATGCTCAACCTTTCCTTAGACCTTCACTAAGCAGGGAAGCCACTTCAGTTCTTTCCATCCTAAAGACTGAACTTGCGAGGATAATCCCGGAGTACGCGGCGAGTCTTAGAAGGAAGAAGTAATGGCATCAAATAATATCGCTCGACTTGGGGTTGTCCTCGGGATCGACACGGCAGTCTTTAGCGCCGATATTGATAAAGCCATTTCTGAGAATCGGCGGTTTGGCCGGGAGATGAAGCGCGGCAGTGAAGCCGCAATGCAAGAGGCTCTGAACCTTAAGTACGCTACTGAGGATTACGGCAAAGAGATTTCAAGGCTTGCCCAGGTAGAGCGGCAACTGGCTACGGGCCGGATGTCAATGGCCCATGATACGGTCAAGCAGGCTCTGAGGGATCAAGCAAAGGCCTACGATGACGCTGTAGCGGCCGCCAAGAGGCTTCAGCAGGCCCAGGCTATAGACAAGGACGTTCTGAGCCTCAAGAGGGCTACAGAAGACTATGGCAAGGTTCTGTCTCAAGTTCAAATCACTGAACGGGAAATCGCCGACGGAAAGTACAGAACCGCGACAAGTGATCAGAAGAGTCGCTTACTTGATCAGGCGCAGGCTTATGACGCCGCTGCCGCTGCCGCGAAGAGATACCAACAGGCTCAAGCGATTGACAAAGAAATCCAAGCGCTAAAGTTTGCTACCGAGGACTATGGCAAGACGCTGACCAAGGTCCAGCAGATTGAGCGGGATATTGCTACTGGCAAGTACCGCACTGCCACTGATGACCAGAAGAAGCGACTGCTTGATCAGGCTCGGGCATTTGATGCTGTAGCCGCGTCTCAGCAGAAAGTCATCGCTACTCAAGGCAAGTTGACCGACCAGCAGCGGATGGCACTGTCGTATCAGACGACGGACATCGTTACTTCGTTGGTCAGCGGGCAAAACCCGTTCATGGTTTTGATGCAGCAAGGCGGTCAGCTTAAAGACCAGTTTGGTGGCGTTGGAAATGTATTTAGGGCTTTTGCCTCCGTATTGACTCCTGTGAAGGTTGCAATCGGAGGGGTTGCAGCAAGCCTTGGTGTTTTAGGAGTTGCTTTTTATCAGGGCGCAAGGGAGTCTATGGCGTTGCGTGATCAGTTGATTCTGACAAGCAATTACGCAAACCTGACTCAAAAGACTTTTCTTGATCTAGCAGATGCGGTCAGCAGCAAAACCAATTTGTCTATTGGAAATACCAAAGACATTTTGATGGAATTGGTAAGTTCTGGAAAATTCACAGGCCAATCTCTAACTTCTGTTGCTTTAGCTATTGCTAATGTTGCAAAGTTGTCTGGGAAAACTGCTTCTGAGGTGGCTCAAAATTTAATACCTGCTTTCAATGGCGGCGCATCTTCTATCAAGTCTCTAAATGATACGATGCACTTTTTGACTCTTGAGCAATATAAATACATTGTCGCTCTTGACAAGCAAGGTAGAAGTCAAGAGGCTGCAAAGGTTGCCGCTGATGCACTGAATAAAAAACTAAATGATCAAAAACGAGAAGTTGGAGATCTTGAGCGGGCGTGGACAGGGCTAAAGAACATAGCAAGTCAGGCGTGGAATGCTTTGCTTAATGTTGGGCGACCTTCAAGCATAGAAGAGAAAATTCCGCGCACAATTCAAGACATTGTTTTGAATGCACAAAAGATCAATGAATTTGCTCCTGGCAAAAAACGCGATGAATTTATTGCCGCATTAATTCAACAAGGGCAGGAATTAAACTCTTACTACGACGAAATAGAAAAAAGACAAGCCGACGCCAAAAAAGCACAACAAGATACTCAGGGAATTAACGACGAAGCCAAGTTTGGTTCTCAACGCCGCGCTATGGATGATGCGCTTGCCAAGCAAAGGCTTGAGAACTTTAAGACCCAGCAAAGTCTTATGGCAGATGCTGAGATGCAGGCCAGGAGTGAGTCCGACTCCAAGATTAGCGCAGCATTGATTGAGAGAAACAGAAAGAACAGAGAAGAGGCTGGAGTATTCGCCACTCAGAACGAAGCCGAATACCAGCAGACTGTTATTGCATCTCGCTTAGGTCTTGCTCAGAAGCTCATGGAGATTCAGCAAAAGCGCGATCTCATGGGGCTTGATCTTAGGAAGCAGCAGATCGAACAAGAGTTCAATATCCGCTTCAATCAAGAGACTGAGATTGGCAAGGTTGAGGCCGAGCGCGACAAGAAGATTGCATTGGCTAGGCTTAATCTTCAGAAGAAGAACATTGAAGAGCGTAATTTGTACGCTAAGGAAAACGATACTGCTTTGGCGGCCGAGATTGTCGGCATTGAAGCTGATGCTAATCGGCAAATTGAAGCAATCCGTTTGAATAGGTTTATTAACCTTCAGAATGCCGTTGATGATTGGCGCGAGGAAAACAACGATCAAACAACACAGGCCAGCGTAGCCCAAATGAAAGCGGCGCAAGCGTTGGCTGCCGAGATTGATCAAAAGTTCCTGTCTGTTGAGCAAGACAGAGCCAGCTTGCAGCTTCAAATGGAACTGGTTGGCTTGTCAGAGAAAGAACGAAATATCGCTCTCAATAGGCTCCAGAC